GTTGATATCGGTCAGACCACCCAACCGATGCCTCTATTCTACCATATGGGGGTACTTCGATCCTTTTTGCAGCAGCCTGGAACCCCACCATACGGGGGGAGCCCCTGTGTGCAGCAAGGTACTGCGTCGTTGTATGAACACTAATCCCCAACCGCAGCAACCATTTTTTCCAATTTACCCCACACTACACAAAAATAGCAATCGCCCAACTCACCCCCACCCCTAAATTACAAAGCACCCCCACCACAATACAAAAATTTAGTACGTGTTGTCAATACTTAGACACACTATAATAAAAAATGCCCCGGACCAGCCGGGGCAAAAGCGGGCAGCAGCCCGCCAGGGAGGAGAAAGCACGGACTTGCAACAAGCCCGCGCCGACTATACACTCCGCGCCAACCGGGCGCAAGCTCTGCGAAAAATGCTGGAACACCTCATCAACTTTGACCCGCCTGCGGCATTCCTTGACGATGTACTGCCTGTTGCCCAGGCCGCACCAGCAGCGCTCTTGGACGCTCAGATGTCAACCGCAGACTGGTTGGAGCAGATGGGCGCACCTACTGCCGACGATGCAGCGGCTTCAGCCGCGCAGAAGACCTTTGCAACGCTCATCCAGGCTGCACCCCCCGCAGCGCAACGCCAAGCCCTCCTGACGCTCAATACACCCACCGCTGTGCGGCATCTGACAGGCATGCTCACTGCCTACGACTGGGCCTTTGTAGAGCAAGCCAAGGAGCTTCGGGGCTATGCCGTAGCGCAAATCCTTGAAGAGACCAAGAACCCCGACGCTCGCATCAGGCTGCGAGCCCTGGAGATGCTGGGCAAGGTCACTGAAGTCGCGCTCTTCACCGACCGCGTGGAAGTCAAGCGTACCAACGTCACCGACAACGAGCTTGATGCCAAGATCAAGGAGAAACTCTCGCGCTTCATGGGGGTGGTGGACGCTGCCCCAGTAGACATAACGCCTCTACCTTCGGCAGAAAACAGCAGCGACGATGCGTCTGCCTGATTTTCTCACGCCGCAAGAGGCTCAAGCGCTTCACGCCGCGCTGCCCACGCTCTCCGTCAAGGAGAAAATGGAGCTTTTCGATCTTCTGGAAGAACGCGAGCGCAGGCATCGCATCGTATCCGCGCAAAACAGCCTGCTGGGCTTTGCCCACGCCATATACCCCGGCTTCAAGGAAGGCGCGCATCATAGGCAACTAGCAAAAATATTTGACGCAGTAATTGCGGGAGAAAAAAAGAGGGTTATAATTAACATAGCGCCTCGTATGGGTAAGTCGGAGTTCTCTAGCTACCTATTTCCAGCATATTATCTAGGCAAGTTTCCTCAGAAAAAGATCATTATGGGCACGCATACTGCGTCCCTGTCTGAAGATTTCGGTCGGCGCATCAAAAATCTGATTTCTGGCGAAGATTTCCCCTCGTTTTTTCCCAAAACCAAGGTTGCGGAAGACCAAAAAGCGGCTGGAAAGTGGTCTACAACTGCCGGTGGGCAGTATTACGCGGTGGGCGTGGGTGGTAGTATTGCAGGGCGGGGCGCGGACCTCTTCGTTATTGACGATCCGCACTCTGAGCAGGACTTGAAGGCGGGTACGCGCACGCCTTTTGATGCCGCGTGGTCTTGGTTTCAGACCGGCCCTCTCCAGCGCCTCATGCCTGGGGGCGCAATCATCGTGATCATGACCCGCTGGTCGAATCTTGACCTCACGGGTATGCTGATCAAGCACCAAGCGCTCAATCCCGACGCTGACCGATGGGAGATCGTGGAGCTTCCGGCCATCCTGTACGAGCACACGGACAAGGAGAAGTCGCTGTGGCCCGAGCAGTGGCCCCTGGAGCAGCTTCAAGCCAAGCGCGCAGGCATGGACCCGCGCTTCTGGCAGGCGCAGTACATGCAGAGCCCCACATCCGAAGTGGCGGCAGTCATCAAGCGGGACATGTGGCAGATATGGGAGCCCGAGACGCCGCCCAAGTGCGAGTACATCATCCAGTCATGGGATACTGCGCACGAGACCAAGACCTCCGCTGACTACAGCGCCTGCACCACGTGGGGCGTGTGGTTCAACGAAGAGGATAACGACAATGCGCACATTATTCTCCTCGACGCTATTAAAGGCCGGTGGTCATTCCCTGATTTGAAGAAGAAAGCCATCGAGTATTACAAGGAATGGGAGCCAGACGCGTGCTTGATTGAAAAGAAAGCCGCAGGCGCGCCGCTTATTCAGGAACTTCGGGCGATGGGCATACCAATCGGGGAATTCAGTCCTTCCAGAGGTAAACTCGGCTCTTCGACAGACAAAGTTGCACGCCTGAATGCGGTTTCTGATATCTTCGCCTCGGGCCGCGTCTGGGCTCCCGATACTAGATGGGCACGAGAGGTAATCGAGGAAGTCGCGTCGTTCCCCGCCGGGGACCACGACGACTATGTGGATACATGCACGCAGGCGCTTCAGCGCATGCGCAACGGCGGGTTTATCAGACTCCCCTCTGATGAGCCGGAAGAGCCAAAACAGTTCCGCAGCATGCGGCGCGCTGCATACTATTAAGGAAACAACATGGCAACGAATATTGACTCCGCACTGGCCGCTTTTGACCCCGCCCTCATGGACGGGCCTGCGATTGAAATTGAAATTGAAGATCCGGAGGACGTAACCCTCCGTGCCGGAGGCGTTGAGATCGACCTCATGCCCGACGAGGGCGCGCTCTCCGATGAATTCAGTGCCAACCTCGCAGAAACCCTCGACTCAGACAAGCTGGAGACGCTTGGCTCTGAACTCATGGAGCTAATCGAGGCAGACATCAACTCCCGCAAGGACTGGGTGGAGATGTACGTCAAGGGCCTGGAAGTCCTGGGGATGAAGTACGAGGAGCGCACTGAGCCCTGGAACGGTGCCTGCGGGGTCTTTTCGCCCCTCCTCACTGAGGCGGCGGTGCGGTTCCAGTCAGAGATGATCACGGAGACTTTCCCCGCTCAAGGCCCGGTCAAGACGCAGATCATGGGTGCGATTGACCGCATGAAGGAGGAAGCCGCCGACCGTGTCCGCGAGGACATGAACCTGTGGCTGACCGAGAAGATGATCGACTACCGCTCAGAGCACGAGCGTCTGTTGTTCTCCCTTGGGCTCATCGGCGCGGCGTTCAAGAAGCTCTATCCGGACCCCAACACGGATATGCCTGCGGCCCCGTTCATCCCGGCAGAAGATTTGATCATTCCCTACGGCGCGTCAAACGTTTACACAGCCGAGCGCGTGACGCACGTAATGAGGAAGACGAAGAATGAAATTAAACGCCTTCAAGTTTCCGGGTTTTATTTGGATACGGATTTAGGTGAACCGACGCAGTTCTTCTCTGACATTGAGAAGAAGAAGGCAGAAGACCAAGGGTATTCCCTGACGGACGACGACCGCTACCAACTATACGAGGTCCACGCCGCTTGGGACTTGGGCGAAGACGAAGATGAAGTGGCGCTGCCGTACGTCATCACGATTGACAGGGGGACTCAGAAAGTCCTTGCCATCCGGCGCAACTGGAACGAAGACGATGAAAAGCGCCTCAAGCGCCAGCACTTCGTCCAGTACACGTACATCCCCGGTTTCGGTGCGTACGGCCTAGGGTTTATCCACCTGATCGGCGGTTACGCCCGTGCGGGTACCTCGATCATTCGGCAGCTTGTCGATGCAGGGACGCTGTCCAATCTCCCCGGGGGTCTGAAGAGCCGGGGCTTGCGTATCAAGGGCGACGACACGCCCATCGCTCCGGGCGAGTTCAGGGATGTGGACATCCCCAGCGGGACGGTTAGGGACAACATCATGTCCTTGCCGTACAAGGAGCCGAGCCAAGTTTTGGCGGGGCTTCTGGAGCGGGTCACGGAAGACGGACGCCGTCTTGCCTCGGTTGCTGACCTAAAAGTCAGCGATATGTCGGCCCAGGCCCCGGTGGGAACCACGCTGGCAATTCTGGAGCGGCAGCTTAAAACGATGTCCGCCGTCCAGGCCCGGGTCCACGCCAGCCTGCGGATGGAGTTCAAGCTCCTGAAGGCCATCATCCGCGACTTCACCCCCTCGGAATACTCGTACACCCCAGAGGGCGGGAACCCTGGTGTAAAGCAAAGCGACTACGACATGGTGGAGGTCATCCCCGTGTCCGATCCGAACGCGGCCACGATGGCGCAGCGGATCATGCAGTACCAAGCCGCGCTTCAGTTGGCCCAAGGCGCTCCGCAGATCTACAACCTCCCCCAGCTTCACCGCCAGATGCTGGAGGTGCTGGGGATCAAGAACGCAGACAAGCTGGTGCCCATTGACGATGATCAGAAGCCACGCGATCCGGTGACGGAGAACATGGCGATCATGCGGATGGAGCCGATCAAGGCGTTTGCCTATCAAGACCATCAAGCCCACATGATGACGCACCAAGCGTTCATGCAAGACCCCAACATCGCGGCGGTCCTGGGTCAAAACCCGATGGCCCAGCAGATGATGGCGGCGCTCATGGCGCACATTGCCGAGCACGCTGCGTTTGCGTACCGCGCCCAAGTCGAGATGCAGCTTGGCGTTCCTCTTCCCGCTTTGGACGAAGAGAACAACGCCCCCATCGCGCCGGAAGACGAGAAGGCCCTGGCTCCGCTGATCGCCGCCGCTGCACAGAGAACGATGGTGCAGAACCAAGCCATGTTTGCACAGCAGCAGGCTCAACAACAGGCGCAGAACCCTGAGCTTCAGATGGCCCAGATGGAGCTTCAGCTAAAGGCTCAAGAGCTTCAGCGCAAGGAAGCCGACAGCATGAGGGACTTCCAGATCGCGCAGGGCAAGTTGCAGATCGAGCAGGCTCGACTTCAGTTGGAAGCGCAGCGCAAGCAGGGGGAAAACCCCCAGCTTAAGGCCATGATGTCGCAACAGGAACTCGCAGCCAAGGCCGCGAAGTCCAACCAAGAGCTTCGTCAAAAAGAGCAGGCGCATCAGTTGAAGATGCGCCAACAAGCACAGCAGGCGATCATGAAGGCGCAGAAGCCCGCTCAACCCAAGGAGTAATAGGTGTCCACAGTATTTGATCGCGTTCTGAAAGAAATCGAAGAGCGCCGCGATGTTCTTGCGCAGACAGTTGTGTCAGGTGCGGCAAAGGACTTTGACGAGTACCGAAACCTGTGCGGAGAGATTCGGGGGTTGTCTTTTGCCTTCAACCACATCATCGACCTGCAAAAGAAACTCCAAGAGGAAGATTGAAGACGGGGTTTCGGGGGTGCCCCATTTCACCCCCTGCGAAGGAAAACTGATGAGTGAACTACTCCTAAGCGATGGGGAAAGCGTTTCCACGCTCCCAGCAACGGAGGCCGAAAAGGCCAGACAGGTGCCCGATCCTGTGACGTATCACCTCCTGTGCGCCGTGCCGCGTGCGGAAGAGGAGTACGAAAGCGGGATAGTCAAGGCGGGGCAGACGGTGCAATACGAGGAAGTGCTATCGCCCGTGTTGTTCGTGATGAAGATGGGCCCTGATGCCTATCGAGACCCCCTGCGCTTCCCCTCCGGCCCCTCCTGCAAGGTTGGAGACTTCGTTCTGGTTCGCCCCAACACGGGCACCCGGATGAAGATTCACGGGCAGGAATTCCGGATCATCAACGACGATTCGGTCGAGGCGGTGGTTCAAGATCCGCGCGGTGTGAAGAGGGTTTAAGGAGTAACAATGTCTGAATTCAAGTTCCCGGACGAGCAGGCAAAGCCCGCCGAAGAAAAGGTGGAGTACGAAATCGAGGCCGGTGAAGGCGCAGAAATCGAGGTCGTAGACGACACGCCCGAGCAGGACCGTGGGCGTGCGCCCATGAAAGATGCTCCGGCTGATGTGACCGACGAGGAGTTGGCGCAATACTCCGAGGGTGTCAAGAAGCGCATCCAGCACTTCTCCAAGGGATACCACGAGGAGCGCCGCGCCAAGGAAGCTGCCCAGCGCGAGAAGGAAGAAGCCCTACGCCTTGCTCAGGCTTTGGTCGAGGAGAACAAGAAACTCCAGGGCAGTTTGGGCAAGGGCCAGGAAGCGCTCCTTGAGCAGGCCAAAAAGGTGGTTGCCACCGAGGTAGACGAGGCCAAGAGGAAACTCAAGGAAGCGCATGAGGCGTTTGATACGGACGGTATCGTATCGGCGCAAGAAGAGCTGGCTAAGGCGGTATCTCGGGCCGAGCGGGTAAATAACTTCAGGCCCCCTGTTGCAAAACCCGCAGAGCCTGTGGTACAAACCGCTCCAGCGGCACCGCAGCCCGACCCCAAGGCACTTGCGTGGCAGGAAGCCAATTCGTGGTTTGGGTCAAACCGTCGAATGACTGCGATGGCGCTTGAGGTACACAACGAGCTTGTCGAGAAAGGCGTAAACCCTTCAAGCGAGGACTACTACAAGCAGATTGACGCAGAAATGCGCAGGACTTTCCCAGATGCGTTTACCTCTGAGAAGCCCGCAAAGAAGTCTTCTGTAGTGGCCCCCGCAACCCGCAGCACCGCGCCCAAGAAAATCGTGCTGACGCAATCTCAAGTGAACCTTGCCAAGCGGCTTGGAGTTCCCCTGGAAGTCTACGCTCGCTCCGTGGCAGAACAAATGAGGAAAGACAATGGCTGAAAATACCCGTGCCCCCCGCGAACTCGAAACTCGCGCAAAGTCCGAAAGGGCGAAAAAGTGGGCCCCGCCGTCGCTGCTTCCCGATCCGAATCCGGAGCCGGGTTACGTGTATCGGTGGATTCGTATCAGCACCCTCGGCACCGACGACCCCAGCAATATCTCTTCCAAACTGCGCGAAGGGTACGAGCCCGTCAAGGCTTCGGACCACCCGGAAGTGCAGGTGTTTGGTTCTGAGATCAAGGGGCGGTTCGCAGACACCATTCAGGTCGGCGGACTGATGCTGTGCAAAATCCCTGCGGAGTTCGCTGAACAACGCAATGAGTTCTACCGCCGTCAGGCGGAGGGCCAGATGGATTCAGTGGACAACGCGTTCATGCGCGAGAACAACCCTCGTATGCCGCTCTTCAGCGAGCGCCAGAGCAAGGTGAAGTTCGGACGCGGTTCCCAACTTTCGGAGTAACAAATGGCATACCCCAGCGTTGACCGTCCCTACGGTCTTCAGCCGGTCAATCTGATCGGCGGGCAGGTGTTTGCGGGCTCCACCCGCTCTCTGCCCATCCAGTACGCCTTCGCCACGGATCTCTTCTACGGAGATTTCGTGGTGCTGTCGCGTGGTTTCATCACTCGCGCTTCGGTCTCGACCGGCACGGGTGCAAACCAAATCACTGGAATTTTCCTCGGCTGCTCGTTCACCGACCCGGTGACCAAGCAAAAGCGCTTCTCGCAATACTGGCCCGCCTCGACGCTGGCCGGTGACGCGGTGGCTATCGTGTGTGACGATCCGGATACGGTCTTCAAGGCCGTGGTCTGCTCGTCTGGCACGACGGTCGCCTCGGGCGCGCTGGCGATGGTTGGCACCAACCTGAGCATGGTCAACAACACCGGCTCCACCGCCACGGGCAACTCGGCTAACGCCGTGCTGGCCCCCACGGCTACCCCGGTGTCCACGATCCTGCCGGTGCGCTGCGTGGGCGTGGTGGACGACACTGCGTTCTCGGTCTCGGCCTCGGGCTCCTCGTCTGGCACCGCCATCACCCTCACGGGTACGGGCCTGCCTGCGGCGATTCCGGTGGGCACCAGCGTGGCGTACATCGCCCCGAATGGTCAACTCATCGAGACCTCGTCCTTCGTGGCAACCGCCGCGTCGGCTGGCGCAACCTCGGTGACGCTCAACGCGGCCATCGCAGTTCCTGGCGGCGTGACCGCAATCCCGGCAGCTTCGACCATCGTTTTCACGCAGTACCCCGAGGTGCTGGTGAAGGTCAACCTGCTGATCCACGGCTACTACAGCAGCACGACTGCCTAAAGGAGCACTCAAATGGCAATTTCTCGTGCCCAACTACTCAAGGAACTGCTCCCCGGCCTGAACGCGCTGTTCGGCATGGAGTACAAGCGCTACGGCGAAGAGCACAAGGAGATCTACGAAACGGAGACCTCCGAGCGCTCGTTTGAAGAGGAGACCAAGCTCTCCGGCTTCAGCGCCGCACCCGTCAAGAACGAAGGCCAAGCCATTCGTTACGACAACGCCCAGGAAGCCTGGACGGCGCGGTACAACCACGAGACCATCGCTATGGGTTTCGCCATCACCGAAGAGGCGGTGGAAGACAACCTGTACGACAGTCTCTCGGCGCGCTACACCAAGGCCCTCGCTCGGGCTATGGCGTACACGAAGCAGGTGAAGGCTGCGGCCATCCTGAACAGCGGGTTCTCCGGTGCCGTCACGTACGGCGACGGCAAGAGCCTGTTTGCGACGGATCACCCGCTCGTGAACGGTGGCACCAACAGCAACCGCCCGACCACTGGCGCTGACCTGAACGAGACTTCCCTGGAAGCCGCCGTCATTCAGATCGCCGCGTGGACGGACGAGCGTGGCCTGCTGATCGCAGCCAAGCCCCGCAAGCTGATCGTTCCGCCGAGCCTGATGTTCGTCGCCACCCGCCTGCTGGAGACCTCTCTGCGCGTCGGGACCACGGACAACGACATCAACGCGCTGAAGAGCAACGGCTCGATCCCGGAAGGGTACGCCGTGAACCACTTCCTGACCGACACGAACGCATGGTTCCTCAAGACCGACGTTCCCAACGGCCTGAAGCACTTCGTGCGCGTGGCGATGTCTACGTCGATGGACGGCGATTTCGACACCGGCAATAGCCGGTACAAGGCGCGAGAGCGCTACAGCTTTGGAGTCTCTGATCCTTTGGGAGCCTTTGGAAGCCCTGGCGCCTGACGCAAAAACGTCAGTAAAATCAAGCACTTACGCTTGCAAAGGGCCCTCCGGGGCCCTTTTTCTTTGCCCGCTGTTGACAACGCCATACACGGCGTGTAGATTACGGTCTTGGCCTTGTAACGGAGCTAGCCATGACCCAAGTCATCTATAAGATCATCAACCTCGTGAACGATAAGTTCTATGTCGGAAGTACAAGCAACCAAAGAGAGCGGTTTAGAACGCACCGAAATAAACTAAGGCGCGGGGTTCATCACTGCCTGCATTTGCAAGCCGCGTGGAACAAGTACGGCGAAGAAAAGTTTGCGTTTAAAGTAGTTGCGCAGATCCCAGACGAAGAGTCTTTGCAGGAGGCCGAAGATTTGTGGCTTGTGCAGCATGTTGGCAAACCTTATTGCTACAACGCGGGGCTGAGGTCGGGTGCGCCCATGCGTGGTATCCAAAAAGAAAGGCATCCAAACTTTGGTAGGCCCGTATCAGAAGAACAAAAGCAACAGATTTCCCAGACGCTCAAAGATTTCTACGCCGAGGACTACTTTAACCACCCCCGCGTTGGAAAGCAGCACACAGATGAAACCAAGGCCAAGATCAGCGCCAGCAAAAAGGCCAACCCTGTTGCGTACTGGGAGGGCAAGGAGCGCAGCCAAGAAACCAGACAAAAGATCGGTGACGCTCAAAGAGGCAAACCCAAAGGCCCAGGGCGCAAGGTATCGGAAGAAGGCCGCGCCAAGATCCAAGCCGCTGCCGCCGCAGGGCATTACGGGCATTGGGCAGGCCGCGCCCACACCGAAGCGTCCAAGGAGAAGATGCGCCGTCCGGTCTACGCCATCTTGCCTGACGGGTCGCGCCAAGACTTCCCAGGAACTGCCCTTGCCGGTGAAACGCTTGGCGTGCCGTATCAGATGCTTGTCCGGACCATGAAGGCTCAGAAGCCGATTACCAAGGGTAAGCTGGCCGGATGGCTGTTCTGCTACGCAGACGCGCCTGTAGAGCCCCCTGCGTCCGTTGAGATTCCGGAAGAGTTCAAACACCTGCCCCGCACGCGGCAGGGAGCCAAGGACAAGGGCGAGAAGCACTACTTCACCGGAGAGCCCTGCAAGCATGGGCATATCGCCCCGCGCTTGACAAAAGGCGCGTGTACCGCTTGTCGCAAAGCAGGACTTGCGTAAACGGCGATACTGTGATACAAAACCCCTATTCCGAGATTCAACCCCAGCCCGCCGACTGACTCGGCAGACCTTCCTCAAGGACGACGGGCGCAGACTGAGGAAAAATCATGGGTTTCTCGACCTTCTCTGGCCCCATTCGTGCGGGTACGGTGCGCGAAGGCGCAACCGAAAACACCGGCCTCGTGACGCTGACCCAGTCGTTCGACACTGGGAATCTGGCAAACCCGACCGCCATCGGCAACTACGACGCGCTCCTGGGGTATCTCCCGGCTGGTGCGCAGATCATCAACATCCTCGTTGACCAAGTGGTGGCGGTGGCTGGTGGCGCGACGATGACCATCTCGGTGGGCTCGACCTCTGGTGGCGCTGAACTGATGGCGGGCGTCTCCACGGGCGCTGGTGGCCGCTTCTCGGGTACGGCAACTGCCGCAACGCAACTGGCGTGGCAGACCTCGACCACGGCAGATACGCCGGTCTACGTGCGCAATGCCATCACGGTGGCGTCTGCAACTGCGGGCCGAGCAATCGTCACGGTGGCCTACGCCCAACGCGCTTCTGACGGTTCGCGCAATCCGGTCAGCGCTTAATCGTTGACTCTTAAAAGGAGGCCACGATGGGTGGTTTTGCTCCGTTGACGGACAGTGGCACTGGGCGTGCGTCTCTGTGGAAAGCCGTAGATGGCCGCGCCTGTGTAGATACTGCAAACATCACGAACAAAATTCGTGAGGCGTTTGAAAACTACAGCCCCAATACGGAGGGCTCCCGCTGGGCTCAGACGCTGGGTTCTGGTGACCTTGTATTCGTAGACGGCAACGCTGCCGCCGCGTCTTACCTCGTCATCAGCAAGAACCCGCTGGTTGCGGGTCAGCAAACGGACGTTGAATCCACCTTCACGTTCAATATGCCCATCGAACTGGCCGTTGGCCTTTCGATGTCGCAGCGGACCCTGGGGCAGGAGTTCAGCGTCGAGGTGGTGGACACGAATGGCCCGCTGTCTGCCCGGGCAGACTTGGCGATCAACGTCATCACCCAGGCTACCACGACGCTGACCGTCGATACGGTGCTGCCGCACGGGCTCTCGGTCGGTTCGTGCATCGGCGTTCGGGACTGCTCCAACCAGCTTGCCAACTACCCGGCACTCGTTGTGGCGACGACGCCGAGTCCGACCCAGTTCACGGCCACCGCTGGCCCTGGCGGCACGATTGCGTCCCAGACCATCACCAACCCGGCTGGTGCGAAGGGCTTTGTGTTCTTTCGCGAACGCCTGGGCCGTGCGCAGAATGGTGTCTCGGAGATTTTCGAGAACGCGACTGCCACCAACGCTTCACTCTACATCCGCTCGGAGTCGGGCGATGTTCTGCCCAGTGGTACGGTAGCTGGCAACCAGACGACCACCATTGCAACGACGGCTTCCATCCAGCTTGCTGGCGCAGTCGCGTATCAGTACAGCTTCAGCCCGACCTCTGAGTACCGCCTGCTGGTGCAAGCGGATCGCACCCAGTGGGCGGATGTTGGTGTGGACGCGGTCGGGCAAAGCACGTCTCGCGGCCTGCGCACCCAGGTGTGCCCCGACCCGAGCGAGACCTACAAGCTGCGCTTCCGGTCGGTCAACGCCAAGAGCTTGACGGTGCCGAGTGCGCAGATCGTCTCGGCGGTCAAGAGCGCCAGCACCACGGCCACGATCACGACGGACGTGGCTCACAATCTGGTGACCGGCGACTTGGTGGTGATCTACGGCATCCGAGCGCAGGGCGCGGCGGAGTTCCCGAACCTGACCACGGCCACCGCCGTCACGGTCACGGGGGCAAACACCTTCACCATCACCATCGGTACTTCCGGCACGATCACCAGCTACGGCGGCTACGTCGCCAAGGTGCAGGGCGGCAACCTGATGTCGGCGCTGGGCGCGGGTGCGATGGCGATCCAGTCTGCCTCGATGCAGACCCTCGCTGACGGCACGCGGCAGCTTGCCCTGGCGATCAGCGCTACGACCGGCTTTGCGGTTGGTGATCTGGTCAACATCGTCGGCGTGCGCGACAACACGACGGGTGCTACGCTCAATCTCGACGGGGCCTGGAAGATCGGCCAAGCCTCTGCTGCCTCGCTGTGGCTGGTGCCTCCCACCAGCGGCTACACCCCGCCGACCCCGTACCCGGCAGACACGCTGGGCACCACGATCACCTCGGCGTCCAACAACACCACGCTGCCTCAGGCCACGATCAACGTGGCCTCGACCACTGGCTACCCGGCCTCTGGCACGTTCTGGGTCAACACCACGCAGGGCTTCCAACTCATCACCTACACCGGCACGACGGGCACCACGTTCACGGGCTGCACGGGCGGCACGGGGCTGCTGCTGACGGGTCAGGCTGTAAACGGCGTGACGTTGTGCGGTGGCGGTGTGATCCGGCGCACGGATCTGCGTGTGTCGTTCGTTCGGTTGTTCGACTACGAGCGGTTCCGCGTTGAAACGCTGGCGCGGCCCACGGGCGACATCTCGGCTGCTGCTCCGGTATCGATCCAGAACACCCCTGCGGTCACTGTTTCCTCCGGCACGATCACGACGGTCACGACCGTCACCACGCTCACTGGCGGCGGCGCGGCAGAAGACGCGGCTGCTGGCACCAACCCGCTGACTGTGGGTGGTGTGGTCCGTACGGCGGTGGCTCCGACCACGCTGGTTGCTGGTGATGCGGCGCGTCTGACGATGACGGCTGGTGCAGCGGCTGTGGTGGCTCCGTACGCGATCCCGGAAGTCACGTGGCAGACCCCTGCCAACGTGGGCGGTCTTGTCAACACCGCCACCCCGCTGCAAGTCAAGGAGGCGGCTGGCGCACTGCTGTGCAACTACGTCACGGCCATTGACCTGTTCTCGGAGGCGCTGACCAACGCGACAGACCTTCGCATCCGCGAGCCCGACCTAACCTGCTCGTCGCAGACCATCGCGTCCAACACCCTGACCGTCTCGACCACGCACAACCTGCGTATCGGTGATGCGGTGGTGTTCACAGCATCGACGGTGACGGGCATCTCGACGGGCGTGACGTACTACGTCCTGACCACACCTGCGGCCACGACGATCACGCTGTCGGCCACCCGAGGCGGCTCGACGCTGACGATCAGCGGCACGGGCGTGACGGCTACGTTCCACAAGGTGCTGTGGATGACCCGCATTCCGACCACGGGCGTGACGCCTCGGGCGCTTCAGTTCTTGGTCCCGCTGCGCGGCTCAGTCAACACGGCACTGCAACTTCAGACCGCTACGGCTTCTGGTGCGGGGGCGGTGTATGCCTCGCTTCAAGGGTTCGCTGCACAGTAAGGACGGCCATGAGCATCGATGACCTGATCACGCTCTTACAAAACCGACTCGCTTTCAACGCCCAGCAGCGAGCCGCCGCAGCGCAGCGAGGGGACATCGCACAGGTGTCTGCACTGGACGCAGATAGCGCCACCACGCAATCCACACTAGACGCCTTGCAGGCGGTGTGACATGGCTAAGTCCCCTGCGTGGCAGCGCAAAGAGGGTAAGAATCCTGAAGGCGGTTTGAACGCCAAAGGCCGTGCTTCCTACAACAAAGCCAACCCCGGAAAGCCTGGGCTGAAAGCCCCGCAGCCTGAAGGCGGGCCTCGCAAGAAGTCATTCTGTGCCCGAATGAGTGGCATGAAAAAGAAGCTGACTTCAGAGAAGACGGCTAATGATCCGAATTCGCGTATCAATAAAAGCCTGAGAGCCTGGAAGTGCTGAGATGGAAAACATCGCAATCTGGAACCTCATTCTGTCGGTCCTCCTTGCTGTGGTCGGCTTCTTTATGGCATCCAAGTTCAAAGAGCTTGATAGGCTGAGCGTCCTGCTCAACCGAACTCGGGAAGAGGTGGCCCGGGACCATATCACTCGGGCAGAGTTCCGCCAGGATATGAACGAACTGCTCAAGCGGCTTGACGCGCTTTCTCTCAAGATGGACACTCTGCGAGAGCGCAGGATTCCCCAGGAGTAACCGTGCCGGTTCAGTCCGAGAAGCAGCGCCGGTTCATGTACGCCTCGCTGGCGGGTAAAACAGACGTTCCGCCCAGCGTAGCCAAGAAGTTTGTCGGGCCGAAGGCCCATAACGACGGTGGTGCCGTCAAGGAGCCCCAAATGAAGAAACCCCTTCCCCCCTTCCTGATGAAGGGCAAGAAAGACGAAAAGAAGCCCGCCAAGGGCAAGCCTTTCGCCAAGGGCGGCGGCATCGAGTCCAAGGGCAAGACCAAGGGCAAGATGGTCAAGATGATGGGCGGAGGTAAGTGCTGATGGACAAGCTGCCTCGCACGCGGGCGCGTGCAGTTGCCGACGAGATGGAAGCGATGCGGATGGGAGACAACCGCGATCTCATCAACAAAGCCCGCCTGCGCATGGGCCGCACTCCCCGCACTGAGGAGGAGATGAACGAGCTTGCCCGAGAAGTCGGCAGGGCTCCGGAACTCCGCAAGGCACACGGCGGCAAGGTCAAGGGCTACGCCAAAGGTGGCGTCACCCGGGCTGACGGCTGCGTGACTAAGGGCCATACCAAAGGCAAGATGGTGTAGCCATGCGGATTTCGCGCGGCATGGGTGCTATCAACCCCAAGAAGATACCCAAGTCCATCATCCGCAAGGACGGGACGGAGCCGACGAAGCTGTACGCCGAAGGCGGGGGCGTGAACGCCGCCGGGAACTACACCAAGCCCGGGATGCGGAAGTCGCTCTTTGAGAAGATCAAGGGGCAGGCCACGCAAGGTACGGCTGCGGGGCAGTGGTCCGCACGCAAGGCGCAGCTTCTGGCGAAGCAGTACAAGGCCAAGGGCGGCGGGTACAAGGACTGACATGAAGGCCCCCCAGCAGTCGCTCAAAGACTGGACTGCGCAGAAATGGCGCACCAAGTCTGGAAAGCCGTCTTCCAAGACGGGTGAGCGGTATCTGCCTGAGGCGGCGATCAAGTCCCTGAGCCCTGCTGAGTACGCTGCGACCACCCGGGCCAAGCGAGCAGGCAAAAAGTCTGGAAAGCAGTTCGTGGCACAACCCAAAGGCATTGCTCAGAAAACGGCGAGGTTTAGGTAATGACAACCTCCGGGACCGCAACATTTGACCTCGATCTCAACGAAATTGCGGAGGAGGCGTGGGAAAGATGCGGGGCAGAATTAAGGACAGGATATGACCTACGTACTACACGTAGGTCTTTAAACCTCCTCTTTGCAGACTGGGCGAATCGGGGGACTAACCTCTGGACTATTGAGCAGGGTCAACAAGTTCTGTCTCCCGGCACTGCGACGTACACGCTGCCTGCTGACACGGTGGACCTGATCGAGCATGTGATCCGTACCGGTGCGGGCAATGTTTCCACGCAGGTGGATCTGACAATTACCCGGATTTCAGTCTCCACGTACTCCTCGATCCCCAACAAGCTCCAACAAGCACGCCCGATCCAAGTCTGGATCAACCGCCAAGCAGCGGCTCCGCAGTTCACGGTCTGGCCGGTGCCGGATAGCTCGCAGACGTACACGTTCGTGTACTGGCGATTGCGCAGGATTCAAGACGCTGGAGCAGGCGGTACGTACACGCAGGACATCCCGTTCCGCTTCCTCAATGCGCTCGTCGCGGGGCTTGCCTACTACCTGTCGATGAAGATTCCTGGCGCTGCGGATAGGATGCAGGTGCTGAAGGCGCAGTATGACGAGGCGTGGGATTTGGCGAGTACCGAGGATAGAGACAAGTCCGCCGTACGTTTCGTCCCGCGTCAGATGTTTATTGGTGGCTAAATGGCTAACCGATTTGCCAACGGCGCTAAGGCGTTTTCATTCTGCGACCGTTGTGGTTTTAGGTTTCCTTTAAAGAGACTTAAAAACGAAGTTGTTAAAACCAAGCTAACCGCGATTAAATCATGTCCACAGTGTTGGAGTGAGGATCACCCGCAGCTTCAGCTTGGTATGTATCCAATCTCGGACCCCCAGGCCATCCGCGACCCCCGGCCTGATACGAATACGTGGCTTCAGTCTGGGACGAACACGCTGGGTTTCCCCAGTGAAGGTATGTTGACCATCCAGTGGGGCTGGAACCCGATTGGAGGCTCGCAGAGTTTCGATGCCGCTCTCACGCCAAACACCTTGGTCGGGCGCGGAGAAGTTGGTACAGTATCAATCTAACCGGGCCGTGCCCGAAGGAGCAGAAATGCCAAACGCCATGCGCAAGGTCGCCAAAGAAGAGGCGACGAAAGTCGTGAAGGGGCACGAGCGTGCCCTGCACGGTGCCAAGGGCTTTAAGAAGGGCGGTCCCACCTCCGAGGACCGCATGAAGTACGGGAAGAACCTCTCCCGCGCCATGAACCAGAAGACGGGGTGAACCATGAAGACCAAGACCTCTGCCCCTGCGGGCAAGACTGAGAAGGGCGTCGAGCATCTGAATGTCTCGGTCGGCAACGAGCGAGCCAAGGAGTACCCCGGCCCCAAGACTTCGGGCATCAAGATTCGCGGCACTGGCGCAGCCACCAAGGGCACGACGGCTCGCGGGCCGATGGCGTGAGGGCGTAAATCGTGGCGCTTAGCTATACGCAGTTGCAGACTGCGGTTCAGGACTACGTTGAGAACTCGTTCTCAGCGACTGACTTCGCCACGATGGTTCGGCTTGCCGAACAGAAAATCTTCAACGCTACGCAAGCGCCCATTACTCGAAAGAACTCGGTTATTCCGCTTGTCATTGGGACCAGCACCGTCAGCCTCCCGACAGATTTCCTCTCCGCATTTAGCGTAGCCGTGGTGTTGGCTACGGGGGACTGGGAATACCTCCTGAACAAGGATGTGAATTTTCTGCGGTCTGCTTATCCTGACCCAACCGATACCGGCACGCCTCGGTACTACGCGCTATACGGCACGCAGGGCAACCCGCTTGTGCAAACGCTGGAACTGGCCCCCACCCCGGGGGCCACGCTGAACCTTCAGGTGGCCTACAACGCCTATCCGGAGAGCATCACGACGGCAGTATCTGGTCGCTCCTGGCTTGGTGATAACTACGAGTCTGTGCTGTTTAACGCGGTGCTTGTTGAAACGGCTAGGTTTATGAAGCAGGAGCCCGACATCATTGCGATGTACGACAAAGAGTTCCAGCAGTCGCTTGCGCTTGTCAAGATGCTTTTTGACGGGAAAAACCGCGGGGATGGATACCGTAACGGACTGCCTAAGACGCAGGTGGTGTAATGATTCTCCAGGGCCTGACCTCATCGTTCAAACTGGAGTCCTGGCAGGGTATTCACGACCTTGATACGGACACGCTGAAGTTTGCCCTGTACACGGGCAACGCCACGCTGGACTCCAACACGACGGTTTACACGACCTCCAACGAGGTGGTTGGTGCTGGGTATGTTGCGGGTGGCGTGACGCTGACTGGGGTAGTGCTGGCGCTTTCCGGGACCACGGCGTACTTGACCTTCAACAATCCCACGTGGTCGGGGGCTTCCTTCATCTGCCGTGGGGCGCTGGTTTACAACGCCAGCAAGGCCGACAGGTCCATCGCAGTCATCGACTTCGGTGACGACAAGACGGCCTCCGGCCCGTTCGTGGTTACCCTGCCCGTGGCTACTGCCACCACAGCACTCATCAGGTTTGAATAATGCCTACCGCATACACCAACCTTCTCGGTCTCGCGCTGCCGGTCACGGGTGAACTCCAGGGCACCTGGGGCGACACGGTCAACAACTTCATCACGAACTATCTGGACGCGTCGATTGCGGGCACGCAGACGCTCTCGACGGATGCGGATGTCACGCTGACCAAGACCACCAACGCGGTGCTGGGCGCGACATCGTCGCAGTATCTGATCCTGAACTGCACGGGCGCACGAGCGGCAGCAAGGAATATCACGGTTCCGGCGCAGTCCAAGGCTTACATCGTCATCAACGCCACCTCGGGCGGGTTTGCAGTCACGCTCAGGGGCTCGGGCCCCACGACGGGCGTGTCGATTGCTGCTGGCGAGTTTGCCGTGTGCGCGTGGAACGGCACGGACTTTGTCAAGATCAGTTCGCTGGGTGGACCGGGCACGTTTACGAACCTGACGGTTTCCGGTACGACGACGCTTTCCGGGCTGACTGCATCCACCGCTCTGGCCCTGAACGCCAGCAAGGAAGTGGTGTCGGTGACGAACACGGGGACGGGGAACAACGTCCTGGCGACGAGCCCGACTCTGACGACTCCCGTCCTCGGCGCAGCCACTGCAACGTCCATCAACGGCCTGACGATCAGCACCACCACGGGCACGCTGACTCTTGCCAACGGATCTACTCTTGCCACTTCGGGGGCAAACTCTCTGACGCTGACTACCACGGGGGCGACGAACGTCACGTTCCCGACTAGCGGCACTCTGGCTACAACGGGCGGCACGGTTGCGTCCTTTAGTGCAGGCACCACTGGGTTTACACCGAACTCGGCCACCACGGGGGCAGTCACTCTCGCAGGCACCCTGGCAACGACGAACGGTGGTACAGGACTTACGAGCTTCACCGCCAATGGGGTTGTCTACGCAAGCAGCACAAGTGCGCTGGCTACGGGAAGTGCGCTGACGTTTGATGGGACCGATCTCACTTTTCAAAGCGCAATTAAGCTGCTGAACAACGACGGTAGCGGCAACAAGGCAGTCCTATCTGCGTTTGCCTACGGCAGTTCTGGCGCTACCGGAACGCTGACGCTTTCTTCCACTTACGGAAACGCAAATCAACAGCGAATTAGGCTCGGCGTGGGCGGCGCTTCTGCTACATCGTTTGAGATTGATTCTTCCGAACAAATGCGCCTCACCAGCACCGGGCTGGGGATTGGGACGAATAATCCGCAAAACAAGCTTGTTGTCTCCAATGGCGGGGCCTTGGGCTTAGAGTTTGTGCCCGCTAATGGTTTGTTGCAGGTCTACAACCGCTCTACAAGCGCGTATGGAAATCTAAGATTTGATGCGACGCAGGTGTTGTTCAACACCGGCTCGTCCCCGTCAGAGACCATGCGCCTCGACTCCTCCGGCAACCTCGGGATTGGAACCACTAACACCGCCAACGCTAGGTTCTCCGTAGTCAGCAACGGCATAAACGGCATCGAGCTAGACACGTCCACCAACATCGGCTACGTCACTTCGTACAACCGCAACACAAGCGCATGGGTTGATTTGAGCCTTCGCGGGAAAGACATTATCTTTGCTGTTTCCGGCTCCGAAGGCATGCGCCTCACCGGCACCGGGCTGGGGATTGGGACGAGTTCGCCGGGAGTAAAACTCCATGTCGCAATCACTTCTGCCGGAGAAGTTGCAAGGTTCCAAGGCCCGAACGGCAACCAGAGCAGTGTTGGGTTTTATGTGCCTGCCGGGATTGTCGGAAGCCTCAAGTGGGACAACGGCACCACGCTGACGGGTAGCCCTAACTCTCTGGCGATTGACAACGGCGGCGGTGCGACCGCGTTCCAGATTGGCGGCACCGAGCGCATGCGCCTCGACTCCTCCGGCAACCTCGGGATTGGGACGAGTTCGCCTTCAAACAAGTTTGTAGTGTCAAACGCAGGCGCGGCGGGTCTTGAAATCGCCCCGACTGGAACAGCCTCTAACCCGACAATCTTAAGTTTCAATCGCTCAACAAGTGCTTACGGTCAGTTGACATTTTCATCTGACTTTCTCGTTTTTAACACAAATGGCACCACCGAACGCATGCGCCTCGACACCTCCGGCAACCTCGGCCTGGGGGTGACGCCGAGTAACTGGGGAGGTGCTGCGGGCTTCTTTGAGTTGCCTAATGGAAGATCGGTATCGTTCCAAGGCATAAACGGTGTTATTTCAACAAATGCGTACTACGACACCTCGTGGAAATATAAAACCACCAACTTTGCTGCAAAGTACGATCAAGACACTGGAGCTCACCAGTGGTACACCGCCCCCTCCGGCACCGCAGGCAACGCGATTTCCTTCACGCAGGCGATGACGCTGGATGCGAGTGGGAGGCTTGGGGTTGGCACTACAACCCCCCAGGCACAAATAGCTGTTGGAGTCGGGTCCACCGCATCCGCGAACCCCACCTATGGCGGCAATATTTTGGTTGCCCCAAACATGGGCAGCTTGAACGCAACGGGCGGAATCGAGTTCAGAGCATCAGATTTTTCGAGCGGGTACGGACACCGCATCAGTAGCCCGGACTTAGGTGCCGGAAATACGCCGCTGGTTTTTGAGCGAAGAACGCTATCGGCCACTTGGACGGAAAGCGCCCGGATCACGAGCGGGGGTGATCTGCTGGTGGGGACGGACAATTCAAGTGCCGCCGCAGGGCAAGGTGTGAAATTCCTTCCAACTGGAAAAGTTTTCAGCGTTATTACAAGTACGGAATCTGATTCATATGTTCTGTACAACCTCACAACTTCTGCTTATCGGTTCTATGTAACCAATGCAGGCGTTATCAACGCCACCAACACGACCATAACTGCCATCTCTGACCAGCGTCTGAAGGAAAACATCCGCGACTTGGATGACGGCCTTGGCATGATCATGGCTCTCAAGCCGCGCAAGTTCGACTGGAAGGCTGGCAAGGGCAAGGACATCAAGGGCGACCGGGGCTTCATCGCTCAAGAGTTTGAGCAGGTCTTCCCTGACATGATCAGTGAGTGGAAAGACCCCGCGCCTGAAGGCGAAGAACCGTACAAGGCTGTCAACGCCAACCTGATCCCCACGCTTGTGAAAGCCATTCAGGAACAACAAGCCCTCATCACCGACCTCCGCGCCCGCGTGGCGCAACTCGAAAGGCAAGCATGAACTGGCAGATCGAATGGCTCAAGACCACCCCGACCTCGGCCACTCCCCCGGAGTGGGTGCTGGAGTGCGGCTGGCGCTGCACCGACACGCAGGACGACTTCTCGGGCACGGTGTACGGCACCTGCTCGTTCACGCAAGCGCCCGAGGCTGACGGCACCTACACGCCCTACGCTGACCTGACGCAAGACCAAGTCTTGTCGTGGTGCTGGGCCTCTGGCGTGCCCAAGGAGGCCACTGAGGCGAACGTGGCGCAGCAGATCGAGATGCAGAAGAACCCCCCGGTGATCCAGCCGCCGCTGCCCTGGAGCGTGTGATGCCCAAGGACAAGATTCTGCACGTGGCCCTTGGCGTTCTTGCCATCGTCTGCGCCTGGGTGGCGTTGGCGATCAATTCGCTGTTTGGCTTGGGGCCGACGCTTGCTTACACTACGACGGTGGTGGGTCTGCTCTACGAAGTTCAGCAGATGTACCGGGGAGAGGGGGAGCCTGATCTCTGGGACGCCGCCGCAACCGCTGCTCCGGGCTTCATCGCCTGGGGTGTTCTCACTCTCATCAACTGACTACCATGAACGATACCAAGATCGAACTGACCCTGGGCCTGATCAACGGCATCCTCCAGTACCTCGGCACGCGCCCCTACGCGGAAGTCTTCCCGCTGGTGCAGGAGATCCAATCCCAAGCCATGCCGCAAGTGCCCATGCCGATGGCCCCGACCGAAGCCGGTCTGACGGACTAAGAGGCTGAGATGACCTTCGCGCTTAGCCAGCGTAGCCTGGACAACCTCGTTGGGGTGCAACCCGCACTTGTTGCGGTCGTCAAGCGTGCAATTCAGTTGACCAAGGTTGACTTCGGTGTGATTGAAGGCCTAAGAACGCAAGCCCGCCAGCAGGATCTTGTGAACTCGGGTGCCAGCCAAACGATGAACTCCCGCCACCTGACCGGCCACGCGGTGGACCTGATGGCCTACGTCGGCACCCGCGCCTCGTGGGAACTCAACCTGTACGACGACATTGCCGACGCCGTCAAAGCTGCGGCCATCGAACTCAACACGCCCATCAAGTGGGGCGGTGCGTGGACGGTGCAGGACATCCGGCGCTGGCACGGCACGATGCAGTCTGCCATGAACAGCTACATCGATGAGCGCAGGAAGCAAGGCAGGCGTCCGTTCATCGACAGCCCGCATTTCGAGCTACCCTAAGGAGCGAGCATGGCCTGGAACCGCGAAGACTGGAAGAACCTCGTCAGGACGGTAGCTCCTGGCCTTGCCACGGCACTCGGCGGACCGCTGGCGGGCGCAGCCGTTCAGACCATCTCCACGGCGGTTCTGGGCAAGCCTGACGGTACGGAAGAGGAGGTGGCGGTAGCTGTCGCTTCGGGTGGGGCAGACGCGCTGCTCAAGCTCAAGGAAGCCGAGAACGCCTTCACGATCAAGATGAAGGAACTGGGTGTTGACCTTGAGAAGGTTCACGCCGGGGATCGAAACAGCGCACGCGAACGCGAAGTGAAGACCGGAGATGTCTGGACTCCACGCATCCTTGCTGCCACAATCATCGGCGGATTCTTGGCAATGGTTGCCAGCGTCCTGCTCGGCAAGGTCACCGGCATTACGGACCCCGTCGCGGCGGGCATGATCGGCACGCTCATCGGCTACGTCTCGGCAAAGGCAGACCAAGTGGTTTCTTACTACTTCGGCTCCAGCGCAGGCAGCGCAGCCAAGACGGACCTGTTGGCTCGCAAGTAAACAGGCGGACCTATGCCGCTAAAGAAACTGCAACTAAAACCAGGACTCTGGAGAGAGGGTACCAGATATACGGCGGAAGGCGGCTGGTACGAGTCCGAAAAGATTCGTTTCCGTCAGGGAACACCCGAGGCTATCGGCGGCTGGAAGCGCATCTCTGCCAGCACGTTCTTGGGCGTTTGCCGCTCGCTGTGGAACTGGGTCACGCTCGGCGGTTTGAACCTGATGGGTGTGGGCACGCACCTGAAGTTCTACATCGAAAGCGGCGGCGTTTACAACGACATTACGCCGTACCGCGTAGTCAACACGCTCAGCAACCCGTTTGCCACGCAAAGCGGCTCGTCCATCGTTACAGTGACGGATGCAAGCGGCGGGTTCGTCAACAACGACTTCGTTACGTTTAGCAACGCCACGACGGTTGGCGGCTTGAACCTAAACGGCACGTACCAGATCACGTACGCTACAGGCACGACGTACACCATTGATGCCGGGACAAATGCCGGGTCAACCACAACTGGCGGCGGGTCTGCGGTTTACGCGCTGTACGAGATCAACGTGGGTACGTCCACCTCCGTGGCGCTTTCGGGCTGGGGTGGTGGCGGCTGGGGCACGGGTACCTGGGGCATCGGGACGACTTCTGACGTTTCCATCCGCCTGTGGACGCAGAGCAACTACGGCCAGGATCTGATCTTCGGCCCGCGTGGCGGGCTCATGTATTACTGGAACAGCAACATCGGGGTGCTGAACCAGACGGTCTCCATCTCCATCGCATCTCCTGCGGTGGTCACGGCTACGGTCAATGTGCCAAACGGCACGGCGATTCAATTCAACACGACCGGCGCTCTGCCTACCGGGCTCATCCCAGGGCAGACGTACTACGCAATCAACTCCACGGGCACCACGTTTAACGTGGCGTCTACGGCCACAGGCTCTGCGATCAACACCTCTGGCTCGCAGTCTGGCATCCAGTCCATCATCCCAAGGGGCATCCCGCTCACGCAACTGGCCGGTGCGTCGGACGTTCCTACGGTGCAAAACACGTTCATCATCTCGGACACGAGCCGGTTCGTCATTGCCTTCGGTGTAAACGACTACGGCTCCACGACGCAAGACCCCATGCTGATCCGGTGGACGGATCAGGAAAACGCGGTGATGTGGACGCCCGCAGCCACCAACCAAGCAGGCTCTGTGCGCCTGTCGCACGGCTCCAAGATCATTTCATCTCTTCAGTCGCGCCAGGAGATTCTGGTGTGGACGGACTCCACGTTGTATTCGCTTCAGTACCTGGGCCCGCCCATTGTCTGGGGCTCACAACTACTGACGGACAACATCTCCATCATCAGTCAAAACGCAACGGCAATCGCCGCAGGCGTGGTGTACTGGATGGGCATAGACAAATTCTACAAGTACGACGGGCGTAGCTCGACGCTGCGCTGCGATCTGCGCAAGTTCATCTACAGCGACATCAACATGGCGCAGGCAGATCAGATTTTTGCCGCGACCAACGAGGGTTTCAACGAGGTCTGGTGGTTCTACTGTTCCGCCGGTTCCAGCACGATAAACAGGTACGTGGTTTTTAACTACGCCGAAAACGGCGGTGAGGGCGCTTGGTACTACGGCTCTCTGGCTCGCACGGCTTGGGTTGATTCCGGCCTGCGAGACTTCCCGGTCGCGGCCACCTACAGCAACAACCTCGTCAACCACGAAGACGGGGTAGACGACGAAGAAACCGCAACGCCCGCCCCGATCAACTCCTACATCATGTCCTCGCAGTTCGACATTGATGACGGGCACAACTTCTCGTTTATCTGGCGGGTGCTGCCTGACGTTACGTTCCGTGGCTCGACGGCGGGCGCTCCTGCTGTCACCATGACGCTGCTGCCGCTGCAAAACTCCGGCTCTGGATACAACAATCCGCTGTCGGTTGGGGGAAGCGCGGATGGCTCGGTTGTGCAAACGGGCACAAGCCAGACAATTGGTGGCAAGACCTACGAGATCGACCAGTTCACGGGGCAGATCAATACGCGGGTGCGTGGACGGCAGATGTCCATCAAGATCGAAGCCAACCAGATCGGGACTACATGGCAGCTTGGTAGCCCTCGCCTCGACGTTAGACCCGATGGCCGCAAATGAGTATCTGGGTCAACATCGTCAAGCGCTTTCGCGCCCCTGCGCTTCCCAAGCCCCCGGAAACGTACACGCAGAACTATCTTGACAACCTAGTCAACGTCCTGCGGCTTTATTTCAACCAACTGGACAGCTTGCTTGGAGAAATCGTGGCAGCACAACCTGTAAACGTCCAGTTCTACGGCACTGCGCTGGATGCGTTTAGCCGCGCCCGCTTCAGTTCTCCGTACACCCTGTTTGATTCTCAGAACCGCTACGAGAAGAACGATCTGTTTAGCGAGACCACCGCCACGGGTGGGACGGTGACGTACACGGCCAACGAGAGCACAGTCAACCTGAACGTGACCACGAGCAGCGGGTCCAGCGTGGTGCGTCAGACGCTTAGGTCTTTCCCGTACCAGCCGGGTAAGAGCCTCTTGGTGCTAAACACTTTCGCCATGCCTGCGGCGCAAGACGGACAGCGTATCCGGGTGGGATACTTCAACACTGAGAACGGCGTCTTTATTGAGCGAGACGGCACGACGGTTTACATCGTCAGACGTACGTACGTGACGGGTGCTGCCGTGGATACCCGGGTAGCGCAGGCGGATTGGAACGGAGACAAGCTCGACGGCTCGGGTGACTCCGGGTTTACCCTAGACCTGACGAAGACCCAGATTTTCTGGGAAGACTTTGAGTGGCTGGGCGTGGGCTCCGTCCGCGCCGGGTTCGTGATCAACGGGCAAACCATCATCTGCCATACGTTCCAGAATGCAAACAACCTGACCACCGTCTACATGACCACGGCGATCTTGCCTGTGCGGTACGAGATCACGAACACCGGGGCGACTACGGCTTCGGCAACGCTCAAGCAAATTTGCTCCACGGTGATTTCTGAGGGCGGCTACGAGAAGAAAGTGGTCCCGACCGTGGTCAGGATGACGACCGCCAACACGAACATTGGCAGTGCCTTTGTTCCCCTGATGTCGATCCGGCTGGCTTCAGGCAGGACCGGCGCGGTCATTGTTCCAGACGGGTATTCGGTGCTTCCGACTTCGTCTTCATCGGTGAAATTTGAGGTTGTGGCAGTCAAGAACCCGACCCTGACAGGAGCTTCCTGGGGTGCTACGGATTCCAACAATGTTGAGCGAGACCTGTCGGCCACGAGCTACACGGGCGGCACGATTGTGTTTTCGCAGTACGTACTGGCTTCAAACCAGTCCAGCGGCCTCATCGGAAACGGCCAAGATTACAACTGGGAACTGCAACTTGGCGCTACCATCGGGGGTGTGAGTGACATTTACACCATCGCCGTCCGGGCGCTCACCGGCACGCAGACCGCCATCGGCTCCATGTCGTTCTGGGATCTCACATGAACGATTTCGTCAATCCGTTTCTCCAGTATGACGAAGAAGGTCGGCAGGACTTCGATCTTGGCTATCTGCTGGGGCAGGATGTTGAGCCTTTCATTCCCGTCGCTCCTGCGCCTGTGGCCCCTGCTCCTGCGCCGGTTGCCGCCGCTCCCGCTCCTGCTGCTTCAGCCTTTCAGCTTCCGGCGGGGTGGAGTACCACTTACATGGGGGGCGTAGATGTTGGCGGCGAATACGGGGGCTCTGCTGGAATAGAGGAGGGGACGTACGCCTTTACCGCTAACGACGAAGCACTTCTGCGCTCTCTAGGTTTTGAGGGTCAATTTGAAGCAAGCCCCGGCTTTGATGAAAATTTGGATCTAAGCCCCGAGGCTAAAGCCTTTCTTGAACAAGGGGGCTACCGTCTGGCTGGAAAAGATATTGGCGGCGGGCGAACTTTATTTAGCGCGGTTGATGCTTCAGGTAAGCCTGTTGGTGCGACAAGAGTTTACGACCCACGAGAAAACGAAAACCCGTGGTTCAATCTTGCGTCGAGCGTTCTGACCGCTCTGGCCGGAAACGTGATGGCCGGTGGGCTCATTGCCGGTGGAGTGCCTTCTGTTCTTGCCAAGTCAGGCATGGGGTACATCCTGAGCGGCGGCGATGAAAAAGCAGCGCTTGGGGCAGGAATCGGCTCCCTCGCGGCACCTTACATCGGCGGCGCAGCCAAAGCTGTGGGCGAAGCCGTGGGCGGCGGGACGCTTGGAGACATAGCATCCAAAGCCGTATCTGGCGCAGGCACTTCTGCCCTGGGCGCAGCCGTTCGTGGCGGGGATATTGGAGAAGCGCTCGTCTCCGGGGCTTTGAGCGGCGGCACGGGCGCGGCTGTAAACGCCGCCACCTCTGGGCTGCTCGATCAGGTTGACCTTCCTGCTCCAGTGGAGCGGGTTGCCGGTTCGGCGCTGACCAGCGCCTTGCTTGGCAGGGACGTAGAAAAAGCCGTCACCAACTCGATCATTGGCGAAATCATGCGGGCGGGCTCTAGGCCGCCTGAAGCCGACAGCCCCTTGTCCCGCGCCTACGGGCCGGGTAGTGGGTGGACCCAGGATACCCCAACGAATCAGCAGATATACCGAGAGATTTACGGCGACGAGGGCTCAGCGGGCGACGAGCCAGACCTTCTCGGTGGTTTTGATCTGCCGCCCGATACTGCGCCCGCCGAGCAAGTGCTTGTCACGGGCAACCGTATTCCGGAAACGGATTTGGTAGACCGAATCCTTGCAGAATCTGTAGTGCAACCGATGGCGGTGGAAGAGCTTGTTAGAAGTTTGGAGCCGCCGTCAACCGCTCCCGCAGAACAAGTCACGGTTACTGGCAACAGGGGCCTTCAGTCGATGGATGAGGCCGCGCTAGATGCTATTCTCCGCGCTCCAATTTACACGCCTCCGGACAATCTGCCAACAGTAACGCCCCCGGCGGAGCAGGTTACAGTTACTGGAAGCCGTGTTTCGTCTTCTCCGGCGTTGAGTGTTGAAGACATTCTTCAAACGCCAATCGATACAGGCAACGTAGTTTCTCCTGACGCGATAATGCCTGCGCCCCCGGCAGAAAAGATCACTGTTACCGGGAACCGCATTACACCTCCGCCAGAGGGCGATACGCCTATTTATGCTACGCCGGTTGTGCGCGAAGGCCCGTCGCCGGACGAAGCGCAAAAGGTTGTAGTAACCGCGCCTCGCGTTACGCCAACAGCCATTGAGCCGGTGTTAAGCGTTGAGGACATCATAAATACGCCGATTGATGTTGGACCTCCGCCAGACCCAGAGGTTATCATTGGCCCTCCGCCCGTAGTAACTCCGCCGCCCAGGCCTGCACCAGCGCCCGCTCCTGCGCCCGCTCCGTCACCGGCTCCCGCGCCTGCGGCCAAGCCTAAGGAGATTGACTGGCCTTTGTGGCTGGCGCTACTTGGGCAGCAACAGCAGCGGGCCCCGGAGGAGTATCGGGTGGCGCAGATTACTGCGCGTAACCCGTTTGGCACGATATTTGACCAGGGCGAAGAAACGTCCTTGGAAGACCTGCTGAGAATTATGAGAGGTTGATATGGATGACTGGTACGACTACATCTACGATCCCAACACAGATTGGACCTTTGAACCTTCTGATCCTGGGGACGTTAGCCGCGACTACAACCCTGATGTAGTCTCTGTTCCCGGGGATGTAAGCCGTGACTACAACCCCGATGTGGTTTCGGTCCCCGGAGATGTTAGTCGTGACTACAACCCGGATGTGGTTTCGGTTCCGCCCGGGGTTTCTGGTGGTGCAGCGCCCGCATTTTCTCTTAAGAGACTTCTCGACTCTTTCAAAGGCCTCGGCGGTAAGGCGCTTGACTTTGCTCAGACCCCCCAGGGCATCATGTCTCTGCTGGCTGCACTGGCTGCGTACAAAGACCGCGCCAAGCCTTCTGGCGGCGGCACGCGCCTAGCCTATGCAGGGCCCAAGCCCGTCACGAGGACGATGACGCAGGGAGCCTACGGGCCCATTGCCCGGTTCGCCGCTCAAGGCGGGCTGATGCAAGCCTACGCCCAAGGCGGGCACGTGAAGATGGAAGATGGCGGCTTCGTGCTGACCAAACGGGCAGTGGATGGCGCGGGTGGCCCGCAAGGCTTGGCTTCGCTGGTGCCGCACGCTAGAATGATCAGAGGCCCCGGCACTGGTACGAGCGACAGTATCCCGGCCAGCATCCAGGGCCGTAGCGGCGTCACTCCCGCCAAGGTGTCCAACGGTGAAGCGTACGTCCCCCGCCGCGCAGTTCAGCAAGCAGGAGGCCCTGAAGCCATGTACGCGCTGATGCACAAACTCCAGCGGAGGGCATGATGGCTGACACAAATACCACCGAACTCGACCCCACGCAGTCCACCCTTTCCCCGAACTTTGCCCAGTACATTTACAACATGCTGGGCAGGGCCGAGGGTCTTGCCGATCTGCCGTTTCAAGAGTACACCGGCCAGCGCTTTGCTGGTCCTTCGGGGCTTCAGGAACAAGCCTTCCGTGGCTTCTCTGGTCTGCAAACGCCCGGTCAGTTTGGCGAAGCTACTGGCATCGCTCGTCTTGCTGCGGATCGCGCTGCTCAGCTAGGGTATACGCCGTCTCAGTACGGCAACTTCTACAGCGGCCCCGCTGCGTACCAGCCCAGCAACTTCTTCGCGTCCAACGTGTTCGCTCCGCAACTGGAGCGATTCCAGATGCAGGCTCCGCGTGATGTGCAAGGCGCACAGGCGCAAGCGGCTCAGCTTGGTACTGCCCCGCAGGTTCAGGCTGCGCAGATGCAGGGGCCCAGCGGTATCGGGTTTGAACGAGTGGGCGCAGAGCGTGTATCTGCTCCGTCGCTGCGTGACCTCCGCATGGAGGCTGCTGCCCCTGTCGGCACTGAGCGCGTTTCAACGCAAGGCATCCAGGCTGCTCAGACCGGCTACGCCCCCGGCATCGCGGCCTTCCAGATGCAGGCTCCTTCGGAGCGCGTCACGGCAGAGAGCTTTGCCCGCCCCGGCGCTGCTGAGTCCTTCATGTCGCCGTATATGCAGGCGGTGGTGGACAAGCAAACCCGCGAAGCCATCCGGCAGGCGGACATCGCCCGCACTGGGCGAGGCGCACGCTTTGCGCAGGCTGGAGCGTTTGGTGGTGCCCGTCAGGCCATCGAGGAAGCCGAAGCTGCTCGCAACCTCCAGACCCAGCTAGGGGACATCACGGCCACCGGGCTGCAATCCGCCTACGAACGCGCACAGCAGCAGTTCAACCAAGAACAGCAGGCTAGGCAAGCTGCTCAGCAGGCCAACATCGGCACCGGGCTCACGGTCGGGCAGCAGAACCTCGCCTCTCAGCAAGCGGCTCAGCAACTGGGCGTGCAAACGGGTCTCCAGACGGCGCTTGCCAACCTCAACAACGAGCAGCAGGCGCGGGTGCAAACGGAGGCGAACCGCCTCCAGGCTTCTGGCATGAACGCCCAGCAAGCGCTTCAGGCCGCTCTGGCAAACCAACAGAACCAGCAGCAGGCCAATCTCCAGAACCTGTCCGCAGGGCTGCAAACGCAGGGGCTCCAAGCTCAGACGGGGCTTCAAGCGCAGCAGTTGAACCAAGCCACTGGACTCCAAGCACTCCTTGCCAATCAGCAGGCCGGGATGCAGACCGGGCAGTTCAACGCCCAGCAGGCATACAACGCGGCGCTTCAGAACGCGCAGTTGCAGCAGCAGGCGAACCTCGCAAACCAGGGTCTTCTTGGGCAGTTTGGTTTACAGCAAGGTCAGTTCGGTCAGGCTGCAAACCTCCAGAACGCGCAGATGGCGCAGCAAGCTGCTCTCGCAAACCAACAGGCTGGACTGACCACGGGGCAACAGAACCTTGCGGCGTTGCTTGGTGTTCAGAACCTGGGCGCGGGGCAGAACCTTCAGGCACAGCAACTCAACCAGCAAGCGGGGCTTGAAGCGCAGCGTCTAGGCGAGCAGTCTCGCCAGTTCGGCTACGGTCAGGGTATGCAGGGCGCGCAGCTTGGTGCTCAGTACGGCCTTGCGGGGGCGCAGCTTGGCGAGCAGTCCCGGCAGTTTGGCGCAAACATGGGCCAGCAAGGGCTTCAGGGTCTGCTTGGTGCGGGCAACCTGATGAGCGGCATCGGCACGCAGGCGGGTCAGTTCGGGCTCCAGGGTCTCCAGGGGATGCTCGGGGCCGGGGCTACGCAGCAGGGCTTCATGCAGCAGCCGCTGGACTTCGGCTATCAGCAGTTCCAAGAGTCGCTGAAGTACCCGTATCAACAGGCCACGTTTATGCAGAGTATGCTGCAAGGGCTTCCCGTGGCGGCGCGTCCGTATGACTCCGGTCAGTCTGGCATGACTGCTGCGCTGCAAGGCGGACTCGGGGCGCTTGGGTTGTTTAAGGCTATGGGTGGCAAATGATGCAACAAGGAATCGCTTCTCTGGCCCCTCAACAAGCGCCGCAGGGCATGGCCCCGGG